CGTCGAGAAACGCTGCGCATTTGTACAGTGCCAGGAGCAAATAATGTAGTCATCTACACGCATGCGGATTGTGTGTGCAACGAGGAGCTCGCATTGCGGAACCGGCACCAGGCTGTCGGCATACCGGGCGCTGATAGACGCGCGGCAGACAGGCTGTCGCGGATCATCAGCGGCTATTATGAGCGTGCGGGAGCTCCAAAGGTGGATTCGATTTCCGCCGCAGCCGTTGTGGCACACCACAGTGGGGCCAAGCGAGCACTCTTCCAGCGGGCAGCCGAGTCACTCGATCAATCTAAGGTCAATGAGCGAGACGCGTGGCTGGATATGTTCTTGAAGGATGACAAGTATCCGCTGGATGAGTTTGAGTGTAAGTTCAAGGCCCCGCGGTGCATACAGTACAGGACTAAGCGGTACTGTGTGGCACTGGCGCGATACCTGTACCCCATTGAGCAAGAGGTCTATCAATGGACCGACGCGCTGGACACGCGCGCCATAGCCAAAGGGAGGAACTCGTTTCAACGCGCCAGTGATCTGCGTGCGAAGTGGGAGTTGTTCGATGATCCAGTCGCCATGCTCGGCGATCACTCAAATTTTGATGCGCATGTCAAGGAAAATCTGCTACGCGTCGAGCATGGGTGCTACCGGCTGCTAAACGGCAGTGCAAAGATGGCTCAATTGCTGTCGTGGCAGTATAACAACCGAGGGCGGACGAAGAATGGCACGTTCTATCGGACTCCTGCCACCAGGATGTCCGGGGACATGAACACCGGGCTTGGCAATAGTGTGATCAATATCGCACTGTGGCAAGCGTGGCTGGATGCAAGCGGCGTCCGAGGTGCCATCTACGTGGACGGCGACGACTCTGTTGTGTTGGTGGAAAGACTGGATCAGGCCCGGTTGGTTGACCCCGCCAAGTTTATGCTGCAGTTCGGAATGGAAACCAAGGGCGAGTGGGCGGATGAGTTTGAGAGTGTGGAGTTCTGCCAAGCACGACCGGTCTTTGACGGCCTGAGCTGGCGGATGGTGCGCAACCCCATGCGCGTCATTGCGAGAAGTCAGTGGACGACTCGCAAGTACTCCCCGAACTTTATCCCGCGGCTCGTCAAGACCATCGGAGCGTGCGAACTGGCTCTAAACAGCGGCGTCCCAATGTTGCAGGCGCTGGCGTGCGCACTGATGAGAGCAGGACATGGGAAGCTCTGGAAGCTCCATGATCAGTGGCACAATGCGTCTCAGGAGCCGTGGGGACCCATGCG